AGAAAGCCAAGTCAGGGCCGAAGAAGATCAAGATCGAGCGCGATGAGGGCGGCGCGATCGTCGGGGGCACGGTCGGTTGAGCGTCGTCTATCGGGCGTCGCTCAAGACCACCCGCATGCAGGCGGTGCGCGACGATATCGATTCAGGCGCGGGCGCCGGCACGCTGGAGATCGGCGATGCGGGGTTTGCCACGGTTCTGGTCTCGATCACGCTCGACGACCCAGCTTCGACGGTTTCGGGCGACACGCTGACCATCGCCGGCGTTCCCAAAGACGGGACAGCGAGCGCAACCGGAACAGCCGCTGAGGCCCGCATCAAAGAGAACGGCGGCACGGTCATCATCTCGGGCCTGACGGTCGGCACCTCGGGCACGAACATTATCATTTCACCGTCGACGACCATCACCTCGGGCCAGACGGTGAGCCTCACCGCCGGCACGATCACACACGGATAACCCATGGCCATCTATTCGCTCGCTCAACGTACCACGGTAACGACCATAGCCGCGGCCTCCCACGGCTTCTTGTCGCCCGCCACCAACGAGGCGGCGTGCATGGAGTGGGGCTATTTTAACGGCGCGGCCACGGCCTGCGTGGTCGGCTTCGGCCGCTCGGGCAACACGCCGACGCTGACCGGTGGCGTGGCCTTCCTCGCCGAGGACGAAGGCCGCCCGGCCGGTGTGACGCAAGGCGCGGTCGCCTTCGGCACGGCGCCGACGGTCCCGACGCAGTTCTTCCGCAAGTTCTCGCTGGCCGCTCTGGTCGGCGCTGCCGTCGTCTACACCTTCCCCAGGGGCATCGTGCTGCCGGCCGCTGGCCAGGCGCTGGTGGCTTGGAACATCACGGCGAGCTCGGCGGTCGTTGATATCCATTGCGTGGTCGACGAATAATGAAGCGCTCGACCCTCGACGACGTGCATGGGGATACGGCGGTCGCCAAGATCACCATCACCATGGCGCGCTCGGGCAACTGCAAGGTCGAAGGCTCGATCACCGATAAGGCCTTCGCCGACTTCATGCTTGATACCGCCCGCGACGTGGTCGCCAACTATCACAGCCGGGCGAAGCTCATGGACGGCAAGGCGCTGATCGTGCCCGCCTACGACACGGCGCTGGTCGGCACGCCTGAGGAAAAGCAGTTGCTCGCCGCCCGTGACGAGCTCGCCAACGCCATGGCGGGCCGCTAGTGGGGGCTCAGCTTCGGTTCGGCACGGCAGGGGCGACGGGCGGCGGGTTCTCCTCGCGGCCGGGCGAGCTTCAGCCAGCGTTCGTCGAACGCTGGCATGAGCCCCGGTGGTCCTGGCAAGCGCGGTCACCTAAGACCATGCGCGACCGCAACCGCTGGAACTCGCTCTGGTCCTACGGGTGCAAGTTCGGGGGCGGCAGTCTCGACGGCGACCCCATCGGACGCGGCCAAGGCATGACCGGCGCCGATATGTTTGAGCCCTACAGCTGCGACGGCGAAGGGACCTCGATCAGCCGCTTCATTCGCGGCTCCTGTGTCGATAGCGGCGGGACGGCCGTTGCTAACGCCATCGTGCAGGGCTTCCGCACCTCTGACGACTTCTACGTCGGTCAGGACGTGACCCGCCTCGATGGCACCTACACGCTCGCCACCGACACGGCGGCCGGTACGCAGCACTATCTCGTGGCTTACAAGCCCGGCTCGCCTGACACGGCCGGAACGACCGTGAACACGCTCACGCCCACCAACGTGGACGGCACCTAACATGGCCGACCAGAAGCGGATCACGCTCCGCTCCGGTCACGCCGCCCCTAAGACGATCGTTCTCTATGATCTGCCTGTTGCCGATGCATCGTCTGGCACGCAGATCGTCCTTTACGAGTTCCACGCGACGCCGAAGACGGTTGTGCTGCGCAACCCGGCGGAAACGCCCGAGGTCGGCGGCACTGTCGAAATCGCCCTGGCTGCCACCGAGGCGCCGGACGTGTTTGCGGGCGCTGCGGGGCTGGTTGCGGGAATCGCCCTAGCGGCGACCGAAGCTCCGGATGATTTCGCCGGTACGGTTTCGGCGGTGGCCAGCGTCTCGCTTGCGGCGACAGAAGCGCCGGACACCTTCGCAGCGACGGTCGAGACTGACGAGGCCGTTGTCGAGGTTCCCGGCGGCGGTGGCGTTGCGATCTCGTCTGGCGGTGGCGGCGGCAAGCGGCGCAAGAAGCCCGTCCCGCCCCGTGAGCTTACCTATCACGTCTTCTCCCGCGACGACGGTCCTCGCCCGATCAGTCCGGAGGAGCCGCCTCGGGTTGCTGCCAAGACCGAGGCGCCGGCGGCAGAGGGTCGGCCTCTGCCCTCTGCCGCCGCTTCTGAGATTGCGGCTGCTGCCGTGGTGCCTGTCGAGATGCCTGCGGCGATTGTCGCCAACGATGACGAGGAAGCGATGATGATCATTCTGGCTTTGGCCGCATGACCTGGCGTCTTGAGAACACCCGCGAAAGCTCGGCTCCCAAGTGCGCAAACTGCTCTTGGTGGGCGGGAGGTTTCCTTCCGGCCGGAACCTGCGGACAGCACGAGATGAAGACCCTCGATCTGTCCGTCTGCACGGGCTGGCGGGGGCACAACCTGCCTGAGGGCGATCTGATCGTGGAGGACAAAGAGTGAGATCGACCTACCGGCTATTCGAGTGCCGCGCCAAATTCGATGAGGTCTTCGGCTCGAAAGCCTCATGGGAAGGCCCCGGCATGTACAACACCCGCACCGGCTACATGATGGACAAGCCCCAGGGCGACGTCATCTGTGCCCCGATGGTGGTCCGCGATACGCCTGCCTATTACTCGGTCGTTTCTGACCGCTGGGTCGAGGGCCGGGCTGACCGCCGCGAGGATCTGAAGCGCACCGGCTGTGTCGAGATGGACCGCGACTATGGGCGGGGCATGCCGAGGAAGCCGCACAAGCGTCCGTTGCTCAACGAGGCCTTCGCCAAGCGCAACGGCAAGGCTCACCTGTTCGACAAGGACCGGGCGCAGGATGCACAGCGGGCGCAGGCTGCGGTGGTCAAGGACATCGACAAGAACCTGTACGGGAAAGGGCTGTAAATGACGCTCGACACGGAACAAGCCGCATCGGCACCAACCTCGATGGATGCCCAGCTCGAGAGCATCAACAGCAAGCTCGACGAGCTGCCCAAGCGCGAGCCGACGGCGGAAGAGCGCGACAAGGCCGAATACGACAAACTGTCGGCAGCCTTCGACAAGGCCGCGGCGAAGCCGGCGCCGGGCGAGGAAGCCCATGAGGCAGACGAAACCGAAGCCAAGGCCGCTCCCGAGCGTGGCCCCGACGGCAAGTTCAAGTCGAAGCTCCCCGAAGGCGCCAAGGCTCAGGCTGCCAAAGAGGAGGCCGACGACACGGACGACGATTCTCAAGAGACCAAAGCTGCCGCACCCGAGACGAAAGAGGCGAAAAAGCCCGCCGTCGAGGCTCCGAAGCATTGGTCTGAGAAGGTAAGGGCAGAGTTCGCCAAGCTCGATCCCGAGGCACAGCGTGAGCTCGCCAAGGAAACGACCGAGATGCGGCAGAACCTCTCCCGTCAAGGGCGAGCGCTGCAGGAGTTGCAGCCCGTCGCCAAGGTGCTGCAGGAGCACAAGGCGCTCTTCGAGCAGAACGGTGTGAGCTACGATCAGGGCATCGCCGCCCTCCTCCGCGCTCAAGTCGCGCTGTCCGACCCGAACACCGCCAGAAACGCGCTCCTCAAGCTCGCCGAGACCTACAACATCGACCTCGGCAACGGCGCCGAGCCAGAGGACCAGGACTGGGTCGATCCTAACGTCACCCAGCTCCGCGCAACTGTTGAGCAGCTGCAGAACCGTCTCGCGCACTATGAGCGCCACACGGCCGAGCAGATGCAGGAGCAGCAGTCAGCCGCCGCGACCAACTTTGTCGACCAGTTCGCTCAAGGCAAAGAGGATTTCGAAGCCCTCGCCGACGAGATCGAGCTGCGCGTCAGAATGTATCGCGCCGCCTACCCGCAAGCTCCCGCGAACGAGATTCTGGCCAAGGCCTACGAGGAAGCGAGGGCCCTCAACCCCGCCACGCGCGACAAGCTCGTGAACGAGGAAATCGAGCGCAAAGCCAAGGCTGCCGAGAAGGCGCGCAAGGCCGCTTCGCTCAACGTCGCATCTTCCGACAAACCAGGCCGCATGTCCGAATACGACAGGCTCTCAGCAGCCTACGACAAGGCCATGTCCGCCTAACTCTAGGATCAGCACACCATGGCAACGCCGAACAGTGTGTTCACCGAATTGGTGAGCACCACGCTGCGCGACCACGCCCGCGATGTGGTCGACAACGTGATCACCCACGTTCCCGTCCTCAAGCTCATGAAGGCGCGGGGCAACATCAAGGATGGCGGCACGGAGATCGCTCTCCCGATCGTCCACTCCGAGAACTCCAACTACCAGCGCTACTCGGGCTACGACGCTCTCTCGCAGAACGCGACGGAGAGCATCTCGTCTGCGAAGTTCGACTGGATGCAGGCCGCGATCAACGTCACGGCCTCGGGTCGCGAGATCAGGATCAACTCTGGCAAGAACCAGATGATCGACCTCGTCCGCGCCCGCAAGAAGGTCGCTGTCACGACGGCGACCAACAAGTTCGCCATCGACCTCTACTCGGATGGCGCCTTGACCAACCAGATCGGCGGCTTTGCCTCGATCATTCCCTCGACGGCCGGCGGCACGGTGGGCGGCATCGACAGCTCCACTTATACCTTCTGGCAGTCGAAGGTGACGGAGGTGACTGGCTCGGGTGCTACCTACTCGACGCTGCGCACGGCCATGAACACCACATGGATGTCGCAGACGATCGGCGCCGACGAGCCCGACCTTCTCGTCATGAGCCACGACTTCTACGCCATCTTCGAGGCGGGCTTGCAGGACTTGCAGCGCTACGCTCAGGCCGACACGGGAGCGCTCGGCTTCAATGCCTTGCGCTACAAGTCGGCGCCGGTGGTGTTCGACACCAACACCAACTTCGGCACCACGGCAGAGAAGTGCATGCTCCTCAACACCAAGTACCTCTATCTCGTCCAGCACTCGGACGCGAAGTGGTCGGCCGAGGAAGCCCGCACCCCGACCAACCAGGACGCGATCATCGTGCCGATGTTCTGGATGGGCAACCTGTGCACCGACAACCGCCGCATGCTCGGCGTTGTCATCGACGCGACCTGATCAGAGGAGAACACGATCATGGCATGGGCTTCTTCTGATGTTGCAGGCTTCCGTGTCGTCAGCCCGCAGCGGGTTGGCTGGCAGCCGATCAACGAAACCTCGACCACGCAGAACCACAAGCTCGGCACGCGCGTCATCGCCGAGCATGACACCTACGGCCCGGTCGAGATGATCTACCTGAAGGGCGTTGCCTCGACGGTGATCGGCGATTGGGTGACCTACGAGGCCGACGACTACACGACGGCCCGCCTCGTGGCGAACGCCATCGGCGCCGTCGGCGTGGCGCTCTCGGCCAACGTCGCCTCGCAGTACGGCTGGTATGCCATCTACGGCCGCGTCCCGGCCAAGGTACTGGCTGCCTTCGCCGACAACGGCCACGTCTACGGCACGGCCACCGCGGGCTCGGCTGACGATGCGATCGTCGCCGGCGACCGCATCCAGAACGCACGCGGCGCCTCGGCCATCGACGGCCCGGCAACCGGCATGGCGGAGATGGATCTCTACTATCCCTTCGTCAACGACGCGCTGGCCGACTAACGCATGAGCGACGGGCGGGGGCTCATCCCCGCCCGTATCCACTTCGGAGATCAGCAGCATGGACGGCTATTCGCTCGACATCGTGAAATTCGAGACGAAATTCATCGACAAAATCATCCCCTATAAGGTGAAGGTGATGGTGCCGGAAACGGTCACCGAGATCATCATCGAGGCCGACGGCACCGAGCGTGAGGTCTCGAAAACCATCGAGAAGGCGGTCGAGGAAACCCGCACGAAAGTGCGCAAGGAAGCGGTCGACATCGTTCACTATGCGCAGGTCGGCTGCCGCCAGCGCACCGTCGTTCCGGCCCGTATCTCCTCGCTGTCGGCCATCCAGGACGGCGACGGCGACACCCAGAAGATGGCGCGCGACCGCTGGGACTTCATCAAGCCCCGTTACGAGGCGTGGAAGGCCGGCCACACCATCGGCGTTGAGCCCGGCAAGACGCCGCTCGGGGCCTGGCCGGCGCTCACGCCCGAGATGGCCGAGCAATTCCGCATGATGGGCCTCTATACAGTCGAGAGTGTTGCGGCTGCCTCCGATGGCGTGCTGGCGCGCTGCCCGATCCCCAACGCGCGGGAGCTCCAGAAGCAGGCAAAGCTCTTCCTCGAGGCAGCCGACAAGCAGGCGGTGACGCACGAGATCGCCGCCATGCGCGACGAGAACGACGAGTTGAAGAGCCAGATTGCCGAGCTCAAGCGCATGTTTGTCGAGATGGCGAACAAGGAGGAGAGCTCGACCCCGGCGGCTTCCGAGAAGCCCCGGCGCACGCAGAAATCGGCTGAGGTGGCCGCCTGATGGCGAATGTTCTCTCGCTCTGCCAGGACGCCGCCGTAGAGGTGAAGCTGACGCGGCCCTCGGCCGTCATCGGCATCACCACGAAGGACGAGCGGCTGCTCGCCCGCGCACTGACGAAGACCTGTACGCAGCTTCAGGACGACAACTGGCAGAAGCTGATCCGAGAGAAGACGTTCACGACGGTGGCAGCGGAGACGCAGACCGACACTCCGCTGCCGACCGACTTCCTCCGCTTCGTCAACAACACGATCTTCAACCGCACCACGCGGCAGCGGGTGTTCGGGCCGTTGTCGGACGAAGAGTGGCAGAGCATGAAGGCGACGGCAGCAACCTGGAGCTACGACTCGTTCCGCATCCGCGGCGGCTCGTGGCTCATCGCCCCGACGCCGACGGCCGGCCAGACGATCGCCTACGAGTACGTCACGAGCGACATCGGGACCGACGCGACCGGCGCGACGCCCAAGGCGGCGTTTACCGTCGATACCGATCTCACCTATTGGGACGATGAGCTGATGGTGCTCGGCATCGCCATGAACGTCCTCGACATCGACGGCAACGACTACGCCGAGAAGAGCTACCAATTCCAGGCCCGCAAGGCGAAGCTCTTGTCGCTCGACGGCGGCTCGAGGATCATCTCGCCCTACACGCGGGTCGACAAGATTCCGCAGGCGCCGCGCATTCCTGATCGGCTGGTGTTCAGCTGATGGGCTACATCGAGCCCAAGCGCGGCACTATCCGGAGAAAATCGACCAAGGCCGAGACCAAGGCCGTCCCGCCTCTGGTCGGCGGCTGGAATGCGCGGGACCCTCTCTCGGCGATGGACCCGACCGACGCGGTCCAACTCGACAACCTCACGCCGATGGACGGCGGGGTCGAGCTCCGTCCGGGCTCGTCCGAGCACGCAGACACGATCTCGGGGCTATACGTTGAAAGCCTGATGACCTACGCGAGCCCGTCGGCAACGAAACAATTCGCCGCGGCGACCACGGCCATCTGGGAGATCACATCGAGCGGCGCGGCGACCTCGAGCCTGACAGGCCTGACGAACGGCCGCTGGCAGCATGCGATGTTCACGCTGCCTTCGATCTCGCATCTGGCCTGCGTCAATAACTCGGCCGACGGCTTGCGCTACTACAACGGCTCGGGCTGGAGCACAGCGTCGCTGACCGGTGGCATCAGCAACACGGCGCTCGCCAACGTTTGCGTCCACATGAACCGGCTCTGGCTGTGCGAGGACAACAGCCTGGACGTCTACTATCTCGACCTGCAGGCGATCACGGGAGCGGCCACCAAGCTCGAGACCTCCTCGCAGTTCCAGCGCGGTGGCAAGGTCATGGCGATGGCCTCGTGGACCCGTGATGGTGGCTCCGGCATGGACGACGTCCTGGCCATCATCTCGTCCAACGGCGAGGTGCTGGTCTATTCCGGCACCGATCCCGAGGACGCGACGACCTGGGCCAAGGTCGGTTTGTTCGCGATTCCCCGTCCGATCGGCCGGCGCTGCGCCATCAAGTTCGGCGGAGATATCGCCATACTGACGGTGCAAGGCCTGATCCCGATGTCGGAGGTTTTGCAGCGGGCCTCCTCGGCCCAGTCGGCAGTCGCCATCACCGACAAGATCAAAGGCGCGTTTGCTCGCGCGGCTGGCCTTTATGGCTCAAACCACGGCTGGCAGATCATCGAGTATCCCAAGCGTGGCCTGCTCATCATCAACGTGCCGGTCGTCGAGCGGGGCACGACCCACCAATACGTGATGAACACGAAGACCGGGGCTTGGTGCCGGTGGACGGGGCTCGATGCCAACGTGCTCGGGCTATCGGGAGATGCGCTCTATCTCGGCCGCTCCGACGGCGAGGTCAGGGTTCTTGACGAAGCCTTCGACGATGTCGGCATCCCGATCGATGGCCTAGCCGTCCACGCCTACAACACGTATGGCGACCCGAGGGTCAAGCGCTGGCTCCGGTTCCAGCCGCAGATGCACAAGCCCGAGGACTACAAGCCGCTCGTCGACTTGCTGCTCAACTTCTCGCCCGACGTGCCCTCCTATTCGCCGCCGCAGTCGATCTCGACGGGGTGGACGTGGGACCCGCCGACAGCGTGGGAGGACCTCACCTGGGGATCGGAGATTTTCTCGACCTTCGACTGGCTGTCGATCTCGGGGCATGCGGTTGCAGGCGCGCTCGTCGTCGCGGTCTCGGCCGACAGCCCCATCCAGTACAACGGCGGGCTCGTCTCGTACGAGGCGGGCGGCATCTACTGATGCAGCTCTGGATGGGGACGGAGCAGCGCATCGAGGGCTTCCTTGCTGAGAAGCTCGGCGGCCGGGCTCCGGGCTTTCAGTGGTTCGGCGTGCTCGATGACGACGGCAAGGAGATCGGTGGAGCGACCTTCACCGACTACACCGATCAGGACGTGACGCTGGTTCTCGCCGCCGACCTCGCGCGGCATCCCAAGATGGCCCGGCTGATCGTGCCGGTGCTCAACTACCCGTTCGAGACGTGGGACGTCTCCCACATCACCGCCAAGATCGACGAGGCCAACGCGCCATGTCTGCGCTTGGTCGAGTGGCTTGGGTTCAAATTCATGTGCCGCTTACGTGCGACGTCCATCCGCCTGTATGGACTGACCAAAGAAGATTGGGCCGAGCGCCGTGAAATCCTCTTCCCCTCCTGATCCGCAAGCGACCGCCAACGCTCAGTTCGGCACTAACGTCAATTCTTCGGTCGCCTCGGCATGGCTTGCCAACCCCAACCAGAGATCGCCCATCGGCACCTGGACGAACCGGGCGACCAGCTATCGTACGATCGACGGCAAGCGGGTGCCGCAGTTCACGCAGACTTTCAAATTCGCGCCGGGCCAGCAGAAGCTCTACAACCAGCAGCTGGCGCTCGGGCAGAACATGAACGGCATCGCGCAGCAGCAGCTCGGCCGCCTCAAATCCTCCCTGTCGCAGCCGATCGACTTCTCGGGCGCTCCGCAGCTGGCGGGCGACTTCACCGACTACCGCAACCAGGTCGAGCAGGGGCTCAACTCGCGGCTTGAGCCGCAGCTCGCTCGCGACGAGAACGCTACGCGGGCGCGGCTCGCGAACTCCGGGCTGACGCAGGGCTCAGCCGCTTGGAACCAAGAGATGGACCGGCTGGGGCGGCAGGCGAATGACGCCCGCACGCAGGTCATGCTCGCCTCGGGCGGGGAGGCGCGCGCCGCCGGCGGCTACCAGAACCAAACCCGCCAGCAGTACATCGGCGAGAAGATGCAGGAGCGCAACCAGCCGCTCAACGAGATCACGGCCTTGATGAGCGGCGGACAGGTGCAGCAGCCGGGGTCGCCTAATTGGGCCGGCTACGGCGTGGCGGCGCCGGATTTGGCGGGCAACATCTATCAGTCCTACAACCAGCAGCAGGCCCAGAACAACGCGACGATGGGCGGTCTCTTTGGCCTCGGCGGCACGATCGCCGGCGGCTTGTTCGGGTTCTGATCCATGGGCCAGAGCCTGATCGACTTTGCAAAGAGCTACGGCAAGGAAAGCGAGACCGACGCCCTCGGCAAAACCTATGGCAACAATGCGAATTGGGACGGCCTCAACGACAAGATGAAGACGGGCTTTCTCGCGCTTCAAAAAGCGTGGGGAGCGCCGCTCTCCCTCAATTCGACGTTCCGCGACAAGGCGAGCAACAAGAAGGCAGGCGGGGCCAAGAAAAGCCAGCACCTGCACGGCAATGCCGTCGACATCTCCGTCAAGGACATGTCGATCGAGGACCGTAAAGCGCTGATCTCGCTGGCGTCCTCGATGGGTTTCAAGGGCATCGGCGTTTATCACACCGCCATCCATATCGATCTTGCGAACCGCCGGGGCTGGGGGCCGAACTACAGCCATAGCTCGATCCCCGGCTGGGCCAAGGGGGTCATGAAGACCCACATGGCGAACGGCTTCGAGGGGCAGACGGCCGAGCTCTCCCGTGCGCCGGCGGCGGTCGGCGGCGGCAAGGAGTCGTTTGGCCAGGGCGGACTGGCAAGCATCGCCAGTGGCGTTGCGGGCTCGAGTCCGACAGGCAAAGCCGGCGGGACGGCGCGCGGCACCCACAGCCGCACCGGCTACACCGTGACGGCCACGAAGCCCGGCTCGACGATCACGTCTCCCGTGTCTGGCACGGTGGTCGGCGTGCACGGCGATTTCCGCTCCTACCGCGGCACCGCGATCGTCAAGAGCGAGGACGGGACCTACACGGTGATCGGCGGGCTCGCCAAGGGCACCGTCAAATCCGGCGACACGGTTCAGGCCGGAGACCCGATCGGGGTCGCCGGCAACGACGTCGGCGTGGCGCAGAAGGGGCCGGACGGCTCGTGGGCGAAAGACCCGTCTGGGCTGCTCAGTGGCATCCAGTCTGCCGGCACCGACGTTGCGCAAGGCAGCGCCATGGACGGCGGCGGGCTCGGGCTCTATGGCGGCGGCGTGCCGTCACCTTCGGAAGCCACCCGCCCGAGCGCTCCAAGCCCCCTCTCAGGCGACTTCGGCATGGGCGGCATGCAGGGAATGGGAGCTCCGGCGGCTCCCGCAAAC